CTAGCCATAAGACTTTAGCACTTTTAGTATGATGCTGTAAGTGTCACCACTAGTATGGCCTACAGTAGTAAACTGGATATCTCCTGTTACTCCGCTACCTGCGTTGTTAGGTATGCCAGAAAAGCCAGAAAAGTCTAAGTCATCAGAGTAGTCGGCAAGTATATGCCATGCTAATACATCAGTAGAGGCATCAAACAGAACTTTAACACTCATTCCCACGGTGCTAAACCAAATATGGTCTATAGATACCTTGGTGCAGGATTGGCCTGTCACAGGGTCTTTACTTAGCCCTGAGACATCAATTTTTGTTACTGCTGCTTCTCCAGTGCCATCACTGACATTGGTAAACTTAAATGTGGCATATTTTGCCCCATCTGAAATTGTTTGTGTTGCGACTGCATCAGCCATTACATTCTCCTAAAAATAAGGGGTGAAACTCACCCCCCAATATTAACACGCTAAATTTCTCTATTTAGTTAATTACCCTACTGTAGAGATAGGCGTACCTACAGAGCTTGCCATCCATACCTGCTTACCACTAGTTATCGCAGTTATACAAGTAATACGGCATCTAGAACCTATTCCCGAACCGGCTACAAAGGTAAAAGTATCGCCTGCATTAGTAATAACAGCGTTAGAGGCTGTTCCTGCGGCTAGTTGAGTTTGGGCTAAGAAGGTGCTGCCCGTTACAGTAGGAATAACAATAGTCGTTGTTTTACCAGAACCTACAGCAGTAGTTACTAAGAAGTCAAAATACGCGCCTTCTGTTGCAGTAGCTGCGGCAGGTAAAGTAATAACATTGTCTAGAGTGCCGTGAATTAACACGATAGCACCAGAGTCAGCAATAGCTAACGTGGCTGAGACTGCTGTGGATGCTTCCCAAGTTTTAACTACAGAGCGTTTAGCTTTAACCGCGCCCGTTATAGTTGTAGCACCAGTTACGTCAAGAGTTCCACCAACACTAGCGTTATTGCTATAGGTAGAGTTTGTTGTGATAACACCAGTAGTGCCATCTTTAGAAATATCTGAAAAACCATTTTCGGAGCGAACTGCTCCAGTATAAGTTGTAGTACCCATGTCAATCTCCTGTCTGGGTTAGTCTGCTGTTAAGCAGTCAGGGAAGTTTAATAGTAACTTATTAAGAATAAAAAAGGGGAGGTTTTTACACCCCCCCCTATTACTTAACTACTTAGCTTGATCCCGGAGAACCGTAAATGCCAAGTGGATCAGAAACACCAAATGAGTAACGCTCACGGGCTTTGTATCGTACATTGCCTGTGTCGAAATCCCCATCCATGCTAGTTTCTAGAGCAGTACGCTCAAAATGCTTCATTCCGTTAGGAATATCAGTGAGAATATAGAAAGCATTAGTATCAGTCAGATAATGGTTGACTGCATAGCCTTCTGGAATCGCACCCATATTACGGATAGCATTGATGTCGTTGTCAGCAGTACCAACACGCTGATTAGTTTCTAACAAGCGGTTTGCTGTAAACATCAGGGAAGGTGGAACGATCAAACGAGTAGGACGAGCCGCAATAAGCAGTCCGCGCTCATCAGTGTATCCTGCAATAGAAATAATCGCATTCTCCAGAGATGTTTCGTTTAAGTCAGCGCCAGTAGCAGGACGGTTGCTGTTGAAGCCACCTCCTACAGTTGGGTGACCACCACCGCCAGTAACACCATCGCCAACAGCAGTGAACAGGTTTACACCGTCACCAGACTGATAAGAGTTGGTGAAACCGTTGTTAAGCGGGTTAGCCGACTTAACTTGCTTGGTGTAAGCCATACCGCGAGCAAGAGCTTTGGTATAACGAGCAGACAGTGAGTCATACAGGTTATCTTCCATAGCTTCTTCAGTAATAGCAAAACCCATAGCGATGGTTTCGTGGTTATAGCGAGCAGTAAAAGACTCTTGTGCTGAATCATAAGAGATTGCAGAACCTTCGTTTTTAACTGGAGCCGCACCAAATCCACTTAGCTTGGTTTCTTCTTCAAATGAACGGTCAGAACTCTCAGTATCATAAATAAGAGTATGCTCGTCATCATATTTTTCGTACTCAAGACCAAACAAGGCGTTAAGGCCCGGAAGTAGCTCTTTGAGCATTTGTGCGCGTGAAATAGCCATTCGTTATATCTCCTTAAACGCCAGTTGCGTTGTTGTATGCGTGATCGCCTGCTGCAAAAATGCAGAGAACATCAGTAAAAGCATCGCCAACTGAGCTAGTAGGCCCATCCACAAATTCTACAATTCGTAGTGGGAGCGTGTTTGTTGTTGCGGCTGTACTGGCATCAAGCGCGTTCTTGCTTCGCCCGAAATCAACGCTACCTGCGGTTTGAACAACACCTGCGTTCAAAAACATAGTAGTTTGAGCCAAAGTTGCATCACCTTGTATCTTAAAGACTACATTGGGATCATCAACAACATAAGCAGATATATCGTCTGCCGCTGTACTGGCAGGATAAAGCTGACTAAAGGTTAATTGCTTGGTAGTTGGGTCAGTGAAAGAACAACCAACAAAAATTCCAATTGGAGTTAATGTTGCAGTTCCTGCGTCTAACTCAACGCCTCCTGCGGCAACTGGTTTTACGAAGTCACCATAAAAAATTGCAGTTCCATAGTTGTTAGCAATCTTCATGTGCCGAACTTTTCCTGAATAAGAGCCGCTCGCACTAAGAGTGTTAACTGGTTCTGCGCCTGTTGGGGTAGCAGTGGTAGCCATTATAGGCCTCCTTAAATAACAAAGTTAATCTTAGTTAAGGAACTTAACCCCGTACTGCGGGCTAATTCCTTCCAAAGGTTGTCCTAGTATTGCGCTCTGGTTGTAGCAGAGGCATCCTTGGATCGTTCTCGCGCAAATAGTTGTTATCTACTGACTGTAATTGGTTATCAGCAACTTGTTGGAAATGTCTGGTTCTTGAGTCCATCTTTTCCTTACTTGCCTTACATAACAGTAAACCACCAACTTCGATGTTACCTTGGAATCGAGAGCCAATATCTGACGTTAACATAAGTTCAGGGTGGTCTTCGAGCTTACAAGCTTCCCAACCTTCTCTAAACATTTTGGAAACGTGAGTATTGTCTGCCTCTCCCAATGTGGCAGTCCGTACCCATCTAAATACCCAACCGTCTTGCGGTGTGGGGTCTGGTAAGATGGAGGCGGGTGTCCACGAATCATCTGGTCGTGCATCGGCTTTGCGTGAAATTGTTTCTCTTGGTTTGCGCTCTTCAGTCATTTCAGGTTCTCCTTAGCGAGTTGTCTGGCGTACTGTTCAGGGGTAATCCCTAGTTTCCTAGCGAGAGAAACTTGGGTGGACGTTAGCTGCACTTTGCGCGGTTTTGCTCCATTATTCCTACCAGATGAAGCCACTACCGTGGAGCGTTGACTAGCAGTCGCAGGCGCGTTACGTCCATTGGAATCGCTATCCTGCCAGTCAAAGGTTGGGTAACTCTCTCTCATACCACCATCAATAAATTCAAAGTATTCAGGAGAGTTTGGTTTAATGTTGTTATCGACAATAGCTTCTTCATGCAACCCATATGCTGTTGCAGTCATTCGCTTGTTCTTTGCGTCCATAAACCATTTGTTCTTATCAGCCCACTCTTTAGCCTCTGGATCAACTTGTGGAGCTTGTTGAGCAGGCTGTTGTCGAGCTTGTTGAGCTTGTTGGTTGCGGTACTGCTGATCATACTGAGCCTGTTGATCCCTCTGGTTTTGTTGCCCCTGAAGGTTTTGCTCGTACTTTTCAGCTTCTGCAAGTTCAGACTGAGCCTTATATAGAGTTTCTTGAGAATTAACGACAGTGTCGGTATCTCCCTCCTCATAAGCCTTCTTATAAACTGCCTTTGCATTCTCTAGTGCCATTTGAGCTTTGGTCTTGATCTGACCTACTAGAGCCGATTCACCACGCTGAATGATTGACTCGTACTCTCGATTCTTATTATTAAGAGTCTGAGTAACACGAACTGCTTCGTCCCTCATTCTTTCAGCGGCTTCTCGTTGTCTCCGCTCTTCATTTTGCTCGTAACGTAATTTGTTTATACGCTTTTGAACCTTATCACTGTAACCCGATAGCTCATCATCGTCTGAGTCACCCGATGCATCAGCCTTTGCAGGCCTACGATCTTCAGGTGGACGATCATCAATAACTTCAAGTTCAATGTCAGATTCTTTTTCTTCTGCTACATCGTCATTAGAACGCTTAACAATTTTGGTTTTAACGCCAAAGAAACGATCTTCAGGGGATGCTTGTGAGGTGTCTACCTCTTGATTAGATTCACTCATGCTTTACTTATGCCTCTTGGGTCTTCGACTACAGCTTCAACGCTGTCATCGTTAATTAAACGAAACTCTTTCCCATGTACCTTAATTCTAGTACCTGAGTAAGAACGCATAACGATCCAATCACCTTGAGAACACCAAGCCCCAGAAGGGAACCGTTGAGGATCAGAATAAGCATCAGCACCAAGTTCTAGCACCATACCTACAATTGAACCCACTTCGTCTTCTTGCAACGATCTAGCGGACTTAATAATCCCGCCTTCGGTCTTCTCAACTCTTTCTGGCAAAGCAATCAATATTTTGTAGCCTCTCGGCACAGGCAACTGACTAGCCTTTTTAGAGGCAAGATCATCCTTGGAATCATCCGCCTCTACTTTTGTTGCTAATGATTTACTCATTAGATACACCTTCTGCACTGGAAAAAAGCGTCCAGAGTCGCTGTGCATCGCTTAATGCGATGAATTACTCGGCTTCTAGCTTACTCTTTAAGTCTAGAAGTTCTCGTTCTGCAAGGGCTAAACCCTCGATAACTCCGCAACATTTTGCGTAATCACTGTAATCTTTGCATGCGCCACCCGAAATATGATCGCTCATATCATTCATCTGGCTTCTAATCTTATCTCTTATATATTCAAAAGAATTGTTTGTAGCTCTACTCATGAGGTCATTGACTCCACAATTTCTTTACCAATTCTAAATCCTTCAATCTGATCTTTAGATGCAATGCGTCTGGCTTCAAGTTGCTCTCTAACATTATCTTCAGCAATCTTAACTGCCAACTTAGCTTTCTCAATCTCTGCCTGTTGATCAAGCTTTTGAATGTCAAACTGAGCCTTGCTCTGAGCTTTAGCCTGTTCAAGCTGCATCTTAGCCTGATCAAGCTGAACCTTAGCTTGCGCCTGCATTTCTTTAATTTGCAATTCTTTTTGAGCCATCTGAACAATTGGGTCTTTCTGCTGTTCTTTCGCCTGATTGTCTTGTTGCTCTCTTTGGTTCTTATTCTTAAGCTGTTCTGCCGCAGGTGCAACCAACCTAGATATTCTAAGCTCGATGTCTTCAGGCATCGCCTCGCCTTCTGCGGGTAATTCAATACCCAGTTCTTTTTCAACTTGTTGACGATAAGAGAAAGCAAGGTGATCTTGAATGTGAGCCGCCATTGCTGCTTGCATTGCTTTAGCGTTTGGACTCTTACCTGCAAGTTGCTGAATCTTAGGGTCTTCCATAAAAGCCATGTGCGTTTGAATGTGCGCTTCATGGTCTTGGTAAACAAATGCCTTAACAGGTTCGCCTCTAAGAATATTCATATTCTCGCTAACTGGGTCTGTTGGCTTCATCTCATCTTCTAGAGGGATAATCTTATCTGCATCTCGGATGTTGAGAACCTCAAGCATCTGTCGGTGAAGCAAGGGAAGATCATACATGTCTGGGTTTTGCTGAGACAACTGCAATGCAGCCTGATATTGCATGATTCTTTGCGCCATAGTGCCTGAATTAGGGTCACTAACAGCAATAACGTCCACTCTTCCATCGAAATCTTCAGTGACTACAGCGTTCTCTTTAGTCGAATAAGGGTACTCTGTAGGGCCAAAATCGTACACAATCTTCGATAATAGGCGCAATTCCTTACGCATTGAGGCGTGTAAACGAGCCTGAACAGCACTCATAACCTTCATAGATCGCTCTAGGATGGCAAGGGTAGTGCCTACAGGAGCCTCTGAGTTCATGTCTGCCGCCTTTACGTCTGCGGCTGATGCAAACCTACGGCCTTCCTCTACAATGTCCCCCATAAGCTGATACAGGACGTTGCTTGGCTCTTTATAGGGTAAAAAGCTAATATTATCGCGTATTGAGCCTCCGGGAACGTCAACATCTCGGAATTCTCCGGGCATTATTGGCGTATCATCGCCTTTAATGCGTAATCCTCTAGATTTTAAGCCTCCGGGAAGGTTGCTTAGGGTTCCCGCATCAACAAGTTGACGCAAAAGAGAGGTTGCAGACTTAGCCAGTCCGCCAATCATGTGTATTAAGCCAAATCCGTAG